ATTAGGACGAATACCTTTTGTATAAATAATAATGTCCACAACGGACATGACACACACACAGGAGAATAAAATGTCAGAAAACAAATCAGGCTTTGAAATAAGAGCCGACTTACTAAACCAAGCTCAATGTATAATCGAGCAAAACCGTAATCTTAAAATCGACGCATATCACAATGCTGTCCAAAGAGCACAAGATCAAAAGGATATTCCTTATCCTGAATTCCCAATGGTTAAACATATAACTGCTGAAGAAGTTATTGAAGTGGCCAGCAAACTAAACGAGTTTGTTAATCAAAAATAAATTCTAGTCAAAAAAACGGGCTGCCTATTGGGAGCCCGTTTAGAATTCCTTTCGGAAAATTAGACCTAAAATTACATTAAGTTTGTAACTTTAACGGATCTGTAGTACTGGTTACGATCTGCAGTAAATGTGTCTGCATCCGTAGTTCCGTTTGACTGCATTACGAATGGGTTAGCGATCATGCCATATCGAGTTTTGAATCCGATTTTTGGTTGGAATGTGCTTGGGTCAATAGCCCTTACCATTTGTAGTGGGACATACGGACAATAGAATAGACCAGCGTCATAAGGGCTAGTGCCTTTATAACCACAAACATAAAACTGGCTAGCAGCTCCTGTGTTTGCTGAATATGGATCTATGTAAACTCTATAACGACCGTTTAAAACACCAGCAAATGTATTACCTGTGTCATCAACATTTAAATTAGTTGATAAAGCTGGTGCATAGTCAAGTACACCTGACATTGAAAGAGCACTAGCAACATCTGATGAACAGATGATGAAGTTTCCTTTTCCACGCCTTGTGTCTTGTGCTATAACATTAGCATCACGCTCGATATTGAATAAAAGACCTTTAAATCTTTCTACTGACCACCTACCGTTACTGTCAACATCTAAATCAAATGTTCCAGCTGTAGCAGTTGAGGCTGAGCCTGTTTTTGCTACTTTGTAAATAGTTCTAATAACCTCACGGTTGATTTCTGCAAGTATTTCTTGTGAAAGAATATTACTTAGTTCTGATTCCGCATCTAAACCATGAACAGCTTTTAAATCTTGAGCAAGTTCTACGGTGTACTGAGCTTTTAACGCTCTGGACTTAGCCGTAACAGTTGTCTTCTCGATTGAAAACGCCATTTCATTAAGTGTAGTTGAATCACCAAAACCTTCTGCAGTACTTGTGGATACACCTGCTCCAGTTGTGTAAGTACCGTCTACTGGATTAGCTCCAGCGTGTGTACCTGCACCTGAAAAGTCAGTGTCTGCTTCGTTAAATAAAGCTTCTGTTCCAGCTTGTGTGCTGTAATGAGACTTCATTGCGAAGATAAGGCCAGTTGGCCCAGACATAGGTTGTACGCCACAAACATCATATGCCATAAGGTTAGGCAAAGCACGTCTAACTAACGATATTAATATCGGATCATAGTTATCAACGCCAGAGCCTGTTTGGTTAGCATGTGTAGCCTCGAAAAGAGCTTCCTTCTCCTCACGGAGAGCTTTCTCTTGGTTTTCGAGTACTACTGTGGTAACAGCTTTTTTGTATGGATCATTGATCTCAGTGAGTTCAGGGTGATCTAAAACTGGTTGCCACTTCTTTTGTAGTTCTTCTGAAAGATACATCAGTTTCTCCTTATTTTACTTTGTTTGTTATTTCTATAACTTAATTATTTATAAAAAAATTAATTTTTAACCTTATCAAACTTCGCTGCTTGAGAAATACCTTGTACATATCTGCTCATTACGGTGTTGTCTGCTAAAGTTCCTTGATCAACGCTATCTTCTAGCTTATCACTATCATCAGCTTTCGCTTTAGGAAAATAATTTTCCTTGATAACATTAAGTTTCGAAGCGTACATTTCTTCGTTGTCGAATGTTACATCTTCAACCAATCCTGCAAACTTCTCTACTTCTGTTTCAGCTAGATCGTCAACCACGGAACGGAAAACTTTTTCCTTGTGTAGTTGTTCTCTCTCTTCGCTGATTTCAATAGACTTGTTGATTTCTTCGTCTAACTTAGATTTCAGTTCGTCTATTTGTGCCTGTTGTTCTGTTAACACATCGAATTTTTCTTCAGGAACATCAATATAATGTTCTGTGAAAACCTGCTTCATTCCATTAATGAATGATTCAGTAATTTCGCTGCGTAGGCCAGATTCAACAGCCAACTCGTTTTCTTTGAGCCACTGCTCTGTCACATAGGACAGATATTTGTCTACATTTTCTACGAGTTTCTCTTTTGCTTCGTCAAAAGCCTTATTGGCTTCCTCAACAAGTTCGTTTTCAATGGTTTCCATTTGTTGATTGACTCGAGCCACAACCGATGCTTCAAATAATGAAGCTGCTTGTGTTTTAAATTCTTCTGAAAGATGCTCTTCGTCGGCAAAAAGGTTAGCTATGTCCTCTTCAAAAAGTGTTTCAGTTTCAGAATCTTCTTCTGCTACTACTTCATCTTCTTCAGATTCTGCAATAACTTCTTCGTCTTCGTCTTCTTCTTCACCTTCGTTAACATATTCTGCTTCCTCTACTCCCTCTTCAGTCTCTTCTTCAGCAACGACTTCTTGGTCTTCCTCTGGAGTTTCTTCAGAATCTAGAACTTCTTGTTCTTCTTCTGCTTCTACTTCTTCGTCTTCACCAATTGGTCCTCTGTTACCTTGTGAGCTTGATTGATTAACTACTGACTTAGGATCTTCCTGGTCGTTGTAGTTAGGAGCTTTACCAGCACCCTCACCTTCTAGGCCGGGAGCCTTTGAAGCTTTAGATGATGCTGCTTTTCCTACTGGGCTTGTTAATCCACCTGTTGTATCAGAACCACTTAGGTCTTGTTGTTCAGGGTTTGGATTAGAAGAGCCTTGTAGGGGAGGTGTAGCGTCGCCAGCTTTTTTATCTAACGGACGGTGTGCATCCGCTGAAGACGTTGGCAAATTAGCTGTTGAACTGCTACCTTGTCTAGGTGGCTGTTGATCTCCAGCGACTTGCTCGTCTATAACTGCTACGGTATCGTCTTGCAACTTACCTTCTAACAGTTCTCTGATTTTGGATTCTACTCCCATGTTACTCTCCTTTTTTATTTAGGATTATTTAAATTTTAATATAATCTAATAAACTATTTATATTTATAAAGATTTCTATTATATTTTGGACAATTTATCTAAGAAATTACTAAAAACAGCGAATTTAGCTTCTTCTAGATTTCTCTGTGAAGCACTATTAATTACTGCTTGTGACTCTTCGATGTCTTGTTCAGTCCATTTACCATTAACAAAAACCCATTCCCTTCCTTCCATAATGCCGGATACAAAAGCGTCTGGAGCGCTAGGATCTGCAACAATATCTGCTGCTGTGGCAAGCATAAAGTCATCTTGTACTTCATTAATGCCATTCCTCTCTTTTAAAGAGCCCAATCCTCTGGAGCTTACTCCAAGCTGAGCGCCTTCGCTAATAAGTTCTTTTACAATTTTACCCATTGGTGTATCCATTATTTTGGCCTTACCAATGTAATTGCTGCCGTCTTCTCTAAGAGATGTAATCATGTGAGATACTCTGTCTAAATTAACTGTTGGGCCATCAGGGTGTCCTAATTCACCATAAGCTCTTTTAGTTTTAACATTCTCTTCAACATATCTGTTGACTTCTCGTTGCATGATCTCTCTAGGATATACACGACCGTTTTTGTTCTTTAAATCTGATTGTAAGAATACTCCTTCAATGAATACATTAGGTTTCTTAGGATCTTTACTTTCTTCTGTAATGTAATTGATACTTTCGTTAAACTCTTTAATAAGTCTCATTCTTTTCTCCTTAACCTAATGATCCGCCGTCATAGACAGCACCTGCGTCATCTGTGTCTAGTGGAGCATCTTGATGTTGTTGTGAACCGTAACCAGAAACTTTAGCACAATCAACTATAACAGTTCCGCCATTCCCGCCGGCTATAACTACTTCTATATCTGATGTGTTTTCTGAGTTATCGACATATCCGTACATATCTAATGAACCATTTTCGAGTAGTTCGTATAGTACAACGGAGTTTCGTTGAACCTTTGCACTAGCACCGCTAGACAAAGTCCAATGTAGTCCCTTAATGTTTACTGCTGGGGAGCTTTGAGTCTCAGTAGATTTCTTTAGTGTTGTTGCTAAAGCAATTGTTCCGGTTGCTGCAGTACCCCTAACAGAAACGACACCCTGGACTTGGGTGAGTTTTAAATTGTTTACTGTGACTGCCATTTGTTATTCCTTTTATTTTGGTAAGTTATACTTTTGTTTTGATTTGTGATTCATATGAGCGTTCTCTTCTAGAACTTCTACATTAGGGTCATCCACTTCAACTGTTTCTATACCGTGTTCAAACATTACTTTATACCATGCAACCTTCCCATCAACAGGTTCTGCGTGTTCACCTATGATAGTTTTGCCTTCGTTCCACTCTTTGTGGAATATTTTACTAGCACACATATGGCCTTCACCTTCTAGTGAGCCTTTAGCGACACCATCAACAGGACTCTCGGTAATTGTCCCGCCTCTGAAATCTTTAAATGTCTTCATTCGTTTCCCCTACAGGTCTACCAGTTGTAGTATCTATATCAACAAGTGAGTCTTCTAAACTAACACCTTGTGGTTCCATATTCGGATCTACAACATGTTTATTAAAAACATCTTGTGCTTGTGATGCTTTTAGATCGTCTAGTGCCTCTCCGGCTCTAGATGCCATCTGGTCGTTAAATTTTTCTTGTGCCTCCGCAGAGTTACCTGCAAGTATATCGCTTACAAAATCATTAACTTCTTTTGTTCTATCTTCTGCCATTTTATGCTCCATTATCTGGTCCAGGTACAGGGTTACCCTCTCCTGGTACTTCATTACTTATATCACCGCCACCATTCGGTGCGTCTTGTGGGACTGCACTAAGTGGCGACCATTGATACTGTCTTTGATACTGTGGCTCTGCTAGGAGTTCAGTTTCAATAGTATCTATCTCTTCATCAGTTAACATTAATACATTCTTTTGTATGTAACGCTTACTAAAAAATGTTCCTATGTAAGCAGCAAGACCGTTTAGTACTTCTACCCTACTTCGTAAAATCTCTTGTTCTTTAGATTCTGTATAGTAGGCATCAGTAGCAAATTCGTATTCTATATCATCTTTAATAGAATCCCAATCGTCTTCTGTTATAACACCTTTTAGTAAGAGCTGCGTTCTTAAAAGATCGTTTAATAAAACTGAGAACTTTCTTCTTAACTTGATGATGAATTTTGTAAACTTCATCTCGTCTCGGTTTATCTCAGCTGCTCTACCAAAGTTTAATCCAGCCTGTTGTTCTAATCTCGATACAGGAATGTTTAATGACTGATACAATTTCCTTTGAAAATATTCTACATCTTCAATCTGCCCCAGGTTTTGGCCTGCTGGCAATGTATCAATACTTGTTCCTGTTCCGCCTTCCCTTCTAGGTAACCAGAAGTCTTCCAACATAGACATGAACTTCTTATCATCTCTAATTTCACCTGTGTTAGCATCGTAAACTAACTTATTACGATATCTATCCATGATGTCTTTTAGATATTGTTCTGCCTTCATCTTCGGCAAGTTACCAACATCTACATAAAATATTCGTCTTTCAGGTGCTCTTGTTATTCTATATATAACAACAGCGTTCTCCATCATACGAAGCTGGTTTGCAGGCCTAATAGCCTTATGTAGATACGACAATGCTATATTCTTATCGTGATCTACCAAACCACTTGGTGCGTATGCTATAGCGTCTTTTGTTATTTTTAAACCTTGTTGGTTTTCAGGAGCTACATAAGCACCTGGTTTTGTTGTTACTCCTTTATCGTTATAGATAAAGAACTCTTCAACAGATTTAACAAATAATACGCCAGTAGGATTCTTCTCCTTCTTAACTTCACGCACTTTCCTAATTTTTCTAGGATCAATATATCTAATATCCTTAATCCCGTCTTTAGGTTGATCCATATCGATGACTTTATGAAAATACAATTTGCCATCTATGTACCATCTTCTAAAGTAATCCTGGGCTCTTTCCTTAAAGTCCATCATGTTCTTTAGTTCTTCAAATTCTTTTTGGATTGATTTCCTAACTGCTGACGACAATTCTACATCGTCTAAGTTAAGTTCGACGGGAGATTCATTCTCCAATTGTGCAATAGACTCGTTAATTATATCTTCTACGGCCGTGTCTACATCAGCCATTGCTGCTATATCACGATACCTTTTAACGAGTTCAGACTCCGTGTGGGCGACACCTTCCAAATCCATGTAAGTGCCATAATACCCACCGGCCCGGATGCTTTCTATTGCATCGTCTTGGGAAGGCGCTACAAACGACTTTTCGCCTGTAGCATCTTTCTTCCTTTTTATTTCAAACCCAAATAAATCCATAATTATTTTATCCCGTTTCTTTGTATGCCCTTAAGCATTAAAGTTATGAGGCTTTTGCGTTAGTGTAATGTTGATACTGGAATGTTACCGTAAACTCTTCAATAATATCGTTCTGTGCATATTGTAATGCTATTTCTGACATATTGATTGGGAAAGCTTGAATGAGTGAGTATGTTTGGATTACTGCATCGTTCCTATCTAGGTGTTCGACAGTCAGATCCGTTTGATACGATTCCCATTCTACTTCTCCCCCGTTATCTTGTTTATTATTAATCTTCTCCATCCAATCCTCGAACCTAGTTCGAAGGCTGAATTTTGCATCGTTAATAATGGTAATAGTCCATGGATCAAAAATTCTTTCTCCAGCAAATTTAACTTCCCTGCCTCTGTATTGAGTTATTACAGGGTTAACTGTAGAAGCTGGAATTGCTGCGCCAGTAACCAATAATTGTTCGTCGGCATTAGAACCGCCGTCTGGGAAGAGAAGTCCTACCTTAAATTGGTTAGGACGAGCTCCACCTTGTTTCAGTGCTGTTTTAAATTGATTTACATCCATTATAGTCTCCTATTCCTATTGTTTAATGTTATTTATAAGTTAACCGCCAATTTCTTCGAAGTTAACACCTGTTCTAGTAGCTATAAAGTTCAATGTAATGAAGTTTATGCTTCTTGCTGGTTTAATAAAGATATCCGCAACAAATTCGTTTGCGTCAATTACTTGACCTGTGTTGTTGCTTTCGTTACAAACTACTTTGAAATCGAATATACCTCTACGACCTTGTACATTTCTTAAGAAAGGATTTACAATAGATGTAAACTGGTTTCTTGTAAATGCGTCGTTAAATTCAAACAATTGGAATTTCGCTGCTGTTGAAATAGCCTTTTCAAGAACGATGAATAGTCTTCGAACATTAATTCTATCAAACGCACTAGGTGCTGCTAATAGAGTTTTGTCTCCAAAGAGTACAATACCGTTTCCTGGGCTGTTTATAACTGGGTTAATACCAATTTTGTAAAGTTCGTCTCTGTTAGTCTTATTAGGACTCCAGGCCAACTTAACAGCGTTTCTTACTTGTCCTCTGTTGAAGCCTGCTGGTGAGTACCACGGATCGTTACTTAGATCAGTAGCGGCACATAGTCCTGCAATGTCTGCATTTAAAGGTATCCATCTGTACACATCGTTATAACGATCGTACATGTATTTCCAGTTGCCGTCCATCACTGAATATGATGTAGCAGCTAGTGCTCCTTTATCTGCTTGTACAGCTGTTAGCTCAGATCCTGCGTTGTTAACAACGGATGCTAAAAGAGGTGAGTGGAATGATACACAATCCTTTCTCACTTTAGAAATATTGTCTTGAACATATTTCTGATCTGCCATAGATCTAGCTCCAGCAATAAGTAAGTTAACATCAGTCTCTTCTGCGTCTGCAAATAGAGTCCAGCCTGCTTGATAGTCTGCTGAATCTGCTAAGTCGTCAACTCCACCTGTTAAAGAAACAGTTGATTCTGCTGCTGTAAATCCTGATGTGAATGTTGTACCTACTCCAGTAGTTCCCCATGTAGAGTCACTTGCTGGATGGTCTGTCCAATAAACATATTGGCTCTGTGTATTAACTACATCTTTATAGAATATAGATCCACCTTCTAGTCCTCTAGCATCGGATGCTTTAGAACAATTTGGGAATCTTTCTAGAATTGTACCTATAACACCACTAAATAGGCCGTCTTCATCAATTACAACGACATGAAGTTCATCATTTGAACCGCCTTGTACTGCAACTTTTGTTGAAGTTAGGGGAGCTCTATCAAACTCTCCTTTGTATGTCCAATCAGTTGCTAAGACTGCTGTAGCTGCTGCTCCAGTTCCGCCTCCACCACTGAATGTAATAGCTGGTGCTGATGTGTATCCATTACCTGGGTTCGTTATAGTAATTGCTGTTACTGCACCGCCACTTATTGTAGCTGTACCAGTAGCAGTTACACCTGAACCTGGTGCTGCAAAGGATACGGTTGGGGCTGATGTATAACTGGAACCACCTGCTGATACAGTAGCTGACGCAACAGAGTTGGTGTCAAAGTTACTGGAATCTGCAAATGAAACCTTAAGCGAATTGCCTAAAGCTCCAGGATATTTAGCTGCCCACATTCCATTGGTTCCTGAACCAGTAGAATGGTTGTCAAAGTAGTCAGTAGCGTTTTTAATCAGTGTTGCTGAACCTGATGCAACAGCATTAACTGCTGTAGTATCATCAACCACTCTAACTGTCTTTAGGTTATTACCATAAGCCAAGAATGAAGCCGCTGTTAAAAAGTCAACAGCTGTATCATCGTTTGGCTGGGCGAACTTAGATGCAAGTTCGTTTTCTGTACTAATTGTTGTGATCTCGCCTGCAGGCCCCCAACGGAAGTCTCCAACAAAAGCGCCTATTGAAGTCGCGACTGCTGGTATTACGCTAGTAAGGTCTGTTTCCTTAACAAGAACACCTGGTGATAGCTGAAATGCCATGTTTTTTCTCCTCGGTTTATATTATTATCTTATGAATGACACAAGTTTTTAATTATCATCCTACTATTTATACACGACAAGATTTTAACAATCAATTTTGTAAATACACGATATTTTATGTAAATACAATTACCTGTTAATCAATTCCTTCAGTTTTTTCTGTAAATTACTTGGGCTATACTCGTCTTCTAATAGCCAAACATCATTTCCTATAACTTCTACTTCTGGTTCCTGTCCATCTACTCTAATAAATGGTGTAAGGTTTGTTTCTATTTCTCCCATTTGTTGGCCGTATAAACCTTCTCTAGTATTTACATCTGTCATGTCTTTAAAAAAGTTTTGACTTGATAGCCATCCAAATAGTACCATACACATAACTAAATCATCGTGATAGCCTTCATCAGCTTGGTATGTATTTCCTTTTTCAATAAATGTTGATATCTCATGTATTATATGCTCATCAAACACCAACAGTTTTTGTTCTTCTAGTAAAGACTTAAATGTAAAACACCCTTGTCTTTTAACTGCTTTAGAAGTTGTAACACCTAACTTGGTTGCTTTACCAAAGCCAGGGCTTACATATTGTCTGTTCTGTTCTGTAACTGTGCTAAGAATGTTCTCATATTCTACTTCTTGATGTAGTATTTCTACTACCTGTTGTCCTATATCATTTACTTCTACTAATATAAAAGCATTATTATAATCCCTTCCTACTTTCCCTATTACATCAGGGAATAACATAGGCGCAATTGAATTATCTCTGTATTTTGCTACTACTTTGTATGGCATTTGGGTTATATCTACCACTACAAAGGCAGAGTAATCACCACCTATACCTCTGGCAGTATCACATGCCATTGCGTAGTAATGCCCTTCTTGTGGATCTTCAAATATATCTAGTCCTGCATTATGGAACTCTGGTTCTTTTGTACTTAGTCTACCAATTGTGGCAGAATTAATTAAAGTATTTGTGGACCCTAAAAACTCACATAAAACCTCTTGGTTAAATTTAACCTCTCCTAAGAGGCCTTTTTGTTCTTCTAACCACTTCTCATCTCTTCCTGGTATCTCATAGTAAGGTATGAACATGTGTTCAAAACCATTTTGTTTTTTCTCTGCTTCATTCCAGAACTTCCAGAAGTGATTGTAGCCTAGTGGTGTAGATGTAAGTAGAATTTTAGTTGTTTCACCAGCAGAAATAGTAGGATAAACAGAAGTAAAGAACTCGTCTGCTATATTGTTAGGTATAATTGCTGCCTCATCAATATACAACCAGTTAACTGATTTACCACGAATGGCGGATGCTGTTGTAGCTGCTGATAATACTTTACTATTGTTTTCTAATTCTACATCACCCTTATTCCATACTCTAACACCTTGTTGCATCCACAAAGGTAAGTTCTCATACATTATTTGGTATCTGTTTAATACTTCTCTTGCTGCTGAGGCTTTGTTGGCCATGATAGCTACTGTTTTATCTTCTGAAAAGATTGTATAGTGTAATATACACGCAGCTGCTGTTACTGTTTTACCTTGTTGTCGTCCTTCCATTAAGATAACTTTTCTGTTATCCATTATAAGATCTACTTTCGTTTTTTGACAATCAAATAATTTAAATGGTTGTAAGCCTGCATCAAGTGTAATAATTTTTACATAGTTTTCTATAAAGTACTTAGCATCGTTTTGACATTTAACATACTCTGAAATTTCTTCTTTAGTAAAATCGTGTTGATATGATAACGGTTTAAGGTTAGGGTTACCATGATATGATGTGACTTCAGGTCTTGCCATTATCTTTTTCTACTTTGCCTTCTATTATTGTACTAGCTTGTTCGCCTTTTAATGCTTGTAATAAATCCTTTGTACTACCTACGAACATGTTGTTCTGTGTTTTAATATTTTTGCCTTTTGTGCCATCGTCTACTATACGCTTATGCTTTTCTTGTACTTCTAGCATGTCTTTAGCTGTGTCTTGTAAGTTTTTAATTAGTCCGCCTGCTACTTCATAAGCACGGGGTTGATCTGAGTTTCTTGCTATATGTAATATGCCTTCAATGGCCTCAGCATTGTATGCCTCTGCCTGTTTTAAAATAGACCTAGCATATTGTAAATCTTCTTCTTGCTGTTTTGCGTGTAGAGCGTCTTTTTGTTCTTCAGACATGTCTACTGCTGGTAGTTGTCTTTCGTCTTCGACTTTCTTAAGATTAGTTTCTAGAGCTTTTGTTATTTCTTTTGTGTTAAAACTCTTATCTAATTCTTCAAAGCCACTATTTTTAGTCTTCGAATGCTTCATCAAATTCCTCCAAGAATGAATATGTGTCGGCTGGTGTAGCAGTTAAAGGATTAACAGAAGCTGTTACTCTCCCTCTTCCTGATGCTAATGCTGTTTTATCTAAAGTCATGTCAGGATCACTATACGCATCCACGACTGCTTTCTTAATAACATCAACATTTGATACATGACTGTAAAAATTAAGTCTCATGGTAAAATTTAATGTCCATATTACACTTAATCTATTTTCGTAAGCCCCTTCGTATTCATCTTCATAACCAACATTATCTAAAGTTATTTTTAAATCTCTTTTGATCCCCATCTCTGGAAGATCGTTTATTGTTACATTAAAGTCTGGATTAAAGTAAGGAAGTATTTGTTCAATACAAGATAATCCATCGTTTTGATTCTTCGCAAATATATATAAGGCCAAGTTCATGTTCCATGGCGCGGAAGCAAATACAGATCTAACTGTATTAACATCATCTCCCGTTCCAACTACTTTGTGTCTTGTAATTGGCATTACTTTTCTTGCTGGATCATAGTCTAATCCGTTTATTTCAAAACCCATTCTAGGTAAAGTTAATGCTACTTCACCTCTTGTACTTGTATCTGCTACCCTGGCAATCCTTGTTAAGAATTTTTGTTTTGTAGAGTATGCTAAAGGCACTCTTAATACTTGTGCTACTGCGCCTGCTGAATTCTTTCTTTCAATGTTTATATCATTGAATATTGTTCCAAAAGCAATGATTGCTTTTCTTACATGACTATGGTAGAAAGATTTATCTTTAAACATTATGAATAACCTCCTATCTCACCGAATGGATTAGATTCGCTAAAGTCTAATATTCCTTCTAATGTTACAAGGTTATCAAAGTCTGCATTGTCTATTGGTTCAGATACAGTTGTTTGATATGCCTCTGTAATTAAACTACCATTATTTTCTTTCAATAATAGGCCACCATCTTCTAATTTAAATTGATACTCTAACATATCTTGAGAGTATTTTGTTTCTATAGCATCTATATCTGCAATACCTGTATCCATATCCTCTGAACTGTATTCGAATAGTTCACAAGTTAATTTAAATACATATATCTGATTTGCTTGATAAAATGGATTTTGAAAATCTACATATTTGATTTCAAATAATGACTTTGTCCTGCCGAAATATATTAAATCACCTTCTACTGGCCTAGCTGCTCGAGCTACTGCAGGACCTTGTCTTGTAACCATGTCCTCCCAACGCCTTTTTGCTAGAACGAAAGTTGCTTGATCTCTAACTTCCATTCCAAATCTTGTAAATATATCTCCTTGTCCACCAAAGCCTTCTACATTTTCCAAATACATTTCTAAAGGATATGCTTGTGTAAATCTAGACAATTGATCCTCATCAAAGATATCATCTTTGTTGATCATTGTTCTCGGTAAGTAATAAGTATCGTGGCCGTATATTTTTAGGCTCTCGATAATAAGATCTTCTATTAGGCGCTGTTCATTTGTTTCGCCTATTCCCGTGCCTGATTGAAAATAATTATTCGTTGGCATGGTATTATCCTATCATAAATTGAGGAGGTAATTCATATTTAAGTTGCATTTCCTGTTCAATTGCCTGTATCTCTTGTACTGCCTCGTTATAAATTGTTTCTCCGTTTAAAGTTACGCCACCAGGCATTTGAATACCTGCAAACTTCTTAAGGTTGTCACCCCATTGTTTTTTAAATAATGCTGTTGTATATTTTTTGAGAAACATATCATCATATACCTCTGTGTATGTTGATGGATCTATAATTGCATAAGCTTCAGCTATAACATAGTCGCCTATATTATATGTTTTATCCCAATCTGTATCTATATAAAGTTTATCTGTTTTTCTATTCCAACGAATTTGTCTTTCACCTACTAATAGTTTTTCTAATGTTGTTAAATGAGATTGTACGACTGAATAATATATCATGTCTGCTCCCATTAAATTATATAGATCGTTCATTCTAAACTGATACATTAAATCAAACAGTTGGCCGTCTTTTGTATTGTTTGTAGCTGCTCCACCAAAGTTAAATACTCTAGTTATACCTAGTATATTATTACTAATAGGAAGATATCCGTTTTCAATATCTCCTTTTACATAAAAATTACTAGAATGTAGCGTAGCAGTAGCTCCTGACTCACTACCTGTTACTGTCTCAGATGCTTGGAATGTTCCAGATTTAATCTGTTCTACATATAAGAATTGAGCTGTTGAATCTGTACTATCAAATATTGCTACAGCTCCAGATGTTCCGCCAGTTAAATCCTCTCCTTTGAAAAAATTACCACCAAGGTTGGCAGTTAACTTTAATGAAGAACCAGTTATTTGATGTTTTACGAAAGTTTTTTCTACACCGTCAAAGTGATACTCTTGAAAGAACTGTAATGCGTCATCTATACGATCAGAGAGCTGTGCCTCATCTACATTAATTTCTATTACAGGATGTCCTAATCTCCTTAGTGAATAATCCTGTAAGTCTGTTCTACTTGCTAAAGCCATACTTACCTACCTTAATTTAATTTAGTTCCACTTGCGTTATATATTGCTGTTCCTGTTATTGTGGCCGTTGAGCCTTCACCCTGTGAGTGAGAAATGGTTATCCCATCTCCTCCAGCTACTTGAGCCATATAATTACCTGTGGTATCTGTTCCTAGTGCAACACTATTAGCTGCTATAGTTAATGCAGTTGCTAAGTTACCTGAGCCATCAAAGTCTCCTGTACCTGTAACATCTCCTGTAAACGATAAAGTTCTTGCTGTTGCAAGTGCCGAAGCTGTTGATGCATTACCTGTTAAAGCTGCTGCTACGGTTGTAGTAGTTAATAAACCACTTGAAGGATTATAAGTTAATCCTGTATCAGTTTCTATACCCTGACTACCTGTTGCCCCATCAACGAATGTTGGATAAACCGTTTCATCTGTTGAATTATTAGCTGTTGCTGTAATTAAATCTGCTGTTCCTGTTGTGTCTTGGTTAAGTGTTCCTACTGTAAAGTCTATTGTATTATCACCATCTTCATAAGCTACTGTAATACCACTTTCAGTATTTGAACTAACCATTGCACCAACTGTATCAGCAATATATTCGTTTAATGCTGTTCCATCAACTGTATAAGCATCCGCTTCCATTGTTCCATCAACATCTGCATTACCTGATATGTCTAATGAACTAAATGTTCCTATACCAGCTGTAAAGTTAGCTGCTGTATATGTTAAGTTGCCTGTTGATGCTCCTGTAAATGAACCTGTTCCTATTACAACATTGTCTGAACTTTCGTCCCAACCAATTAATACATTGTCTGAAGAACCTCTTTCAAGAACAAGACCCATATCATTGGCTGGTGTTCCTGATGTTCCTGTTCCTAACTCTATTAATCTATCTGCAATAGTTGAGTTTGTAGTGTCTAAAGTTGTAGTCGTTCCGTTTACATCTAGGTTACCTGTAATAGTTACATTACCTGTTGCTGCTACATCTGCAAAAGTTACATCGTCTGTTGTTGCTACTGCTTGGCCAATTGAAACTGCTGTGCCTGAAACTCCAACACCAGTGCCTGCTGTTAGTGTAGTTACATTTGCACTACCATCAAAACTTACACCGTTTATTGTTCTTGCTGTTGCTAAAGTAGTAGCTGTTGCTGCTAATGCAACTGCTATATTTGCAGTACCATCAAATGATGTACCACCAATAGTCCTAGCTGTTTCTAGAGCTGTTGCTGTTGCTGCGTTACCCGTAGTGTCTTGGTTAAGTGTTCCTACTGTAAAGTCTAGAGTATTGTCTCCGTCCTCATAGGCCACTGTAATACCACTTTCAGTATTACTTGAAACCATAGCTCCTACTGTATCTGCTATGTATTCGTTTAATGCTGTGCCGTCGACTGTATAAGCGTCTGCCTCTAATGTACCATCAATGTCTGCGTTACCTGATATATCAAGTGTTGCTGATACTAACGCTCCGCCTATTGTTAAATCCCCATCACTAGGGTTATATGTAAATCCTGTGTCTGTTTCTATACCTTGACTTCCTGTTGCTCCATCTACAAAAGTTGGATAAACTGTTTCGTCTGTGCTATTGTTTGCAGATGCTGTTATTAGATCTGCTGTTCCTGTTGTGTCTTGGTTAAGTGTTCCTACAGAAATTGTTGTTCCTGATATGGATAATCCTGTGCCAAGATCTAAAAACGCTGTTGCTCCAGCGCTGTCATCCCAAAATATAATTTCATCCGCATTTGGGTCTGATAGGCTTTCTAAGCCTAAGTGTGATAAGTTTACTGTAGCACTTCCGCTAGTAGCTCCTCCTGAAAGTCCTGTGCCTGCTACGACTGCTGTAATATCTCCTGCTTGTATTTCAGAATATTTGGCTAGTCTTATACCGCCTGCTGTTGAACCGTCATGTACTCGAACTGTATCTAGCGTAGTATCTACGGAAAGTTCACCTACCGCACCAGTGAAGGATTCGTTCTGTGTCGTCGTCCCTCTTCTAAATTGTACTTGTGTTGGCATTATTGTCTCCTAATTAATATGTTCCGCCGTCGATATTACCGCCAGATATACTTGTACCTGCGATATTTCCTGATATATTAGTAGCATCTGCTTTCATTAACTCTGTGCCACCTGCTGTGCTTCCATCATGGACCCTAATAGAATTGTTCGTAGTATTTATAGAAATTTCACCTATTGAACCGGTAAACGCATTGTTCTGTGCTGCTGTGCCTCTCCTAAATTGTACTGTAACTGCCATCTATTGTCTCCTAAGTATTATGACATAGCTCCTAAGTCTTCTGTGGCTAAACGATATTGTATGGCCGTCTGTAGATCGTATATTTGATCTAAGTATTGTCCAAAAGCATCTGTACTTAAAGAGCTTGCTACTGATCCGTAATCGCCAGTAGGAAACACCAAGCTTTGATCTGCTTCTACATAGTTAGCTATGGTAACAATAGCATTGCTACTATCTCTAACATATAGTTTTTGATCTGCTGTGTTAATTGCTACCTCACCGGCTACCAAATCACTGGTAGTAGGCGCGTCGCTTGCTGTTTCTGATTTCTTTAACTTTATTACAGTTGCCATTTATTTTATTCCTCGTTTGCCAATTTAGGATTAGGGATAAGAGGCCTCGGTCCATCAACCTTTTTATTCCAACCTTTCGGTTTAGGAGCCTTAACTAAAGGAGGGAGAGAAGGTTTCTTCTCTTCTTTTACTTCCTCTACTTTAGGCTCTGGAGTTGAGTTTATTGGAGCTGTTGTATAATCGGAATGTGGATTAGCCGACGGTGTAGAGTATGTACTCTCCGGTGCCGGTTTCGTCTTCACTTCCTCTTTCTCCTCAGTCTTCAACCTCTCTTGTTCCCTTTTCTCTAAAAGACTTAATCTAGTTTTAAGTAATATGTTCTCTTGGGTCAAGTTGTTAACTTGATTTGCCAAGTTGTTAATGTATTCATTAATTAATTGTTCATCCATTTCAAAAATCCTTAAGTATTATTAATATGTTCCACCATCAATACCGCCAAACTCTGGTGTACCACCTGATCCTGCTTGTAGGACCTGGCCATCAGTGCCGGCTGCTGTTACTTGTAAAACTCCAGCGCCATTACCGTAAAGGATACCTTTACTTGTAAATGTACTAACACCTGTACCACCATCTGCTACTACTAGATCAGTAATACCAGTAATTGTACCGCCAGTAATTGTAGCACTAGCTGATTCTATAGCTGCTACTAATGTACCGACTGCATAACCTGTTCCCGATGTGTTAACAGTTGTGGTTGGTGCTGCTTGTAAGTCTTTAAATAACTTCCATTTACCAGAGTCGTTAGCGTCTCTGAATAAACCACCGTATAAGTCCAGGGAACCACTTGTATCATACAGACCATATATACCTAAGTCAACGACGTCGGATGAATTATTGCCTGTAGCAAGTGAGATCAACGGATCTGCTACGGATAATGTAGTGGAATCAACAGTTGTTGTTGTTCCTGATACTGTTAGGTTACCTGAAACTATTGCGTTTCCGCCAATAGTTACATTATCTGGTAACGCTATATTGATCTTATTGTTGGAAACAGTTGTAACGATTTCGTTTGCTGTTCCTTCAAAAGTCAATGTGTCTGTTCCTACTGTAACTGTATCATTAGAGCCACTGTCGGCTGCTATAGTTAGAGTAGAGCTTGTTGAAGCAGTCGATGCTGCTGTAATACGACCTTGGGCGTCAATAGTTAATACAGGTATTGCAGATCCAGAGCCATATGCTCCTGCTGTAACCGCTGTATTGTCTAGAGTGGCTGTAATTGTAGTGCCGGAAGCTGCAGTTGTAATACCTGTGCCACCTGCTACTGTAAATGTTTCTGAATCTAGATCTACATCTATTGTTCCAGAATCACCAGCTGCGTCTAAATCTCCAGCTGTTACTTGTGCGTCTACATAAGCTTTAACTGATTGTTGAGTTGGGATAAGTGTAGCACTGTTAGATGCCATGTTATCTTCGTCAACAAAAGCTGTAGCTGTAATTGTACCGTCTGAAAGAGAGCCCCATTGTACTGTTCCAGAAGCTGTAATATTTGTAGCCCCTGTTATAGCACCAGAAGCAGCACTTAGAGTACCGTCTGTTAATGTGCTACCAGTAATTGTTGCGCCATTAAAGTGGCCACTTCCATCTCTTTTAACAAGTGTAGATGCTGTAGCAGCATTCGTAGCGTTGTCAATAAGATCTGTGTAGTATTTACCACCTATCTCTTGTATAACTTCACTACCACCTGAATCAATAGATGAAATGTAGAGTTTTGCAGAAGCACCTGAACCAGTTCTATCTTCAGCATAAGCCAATTCGCCTTCAATTAGATCGTTAGCAACCGGAGCTGCTGAGCCCGTGCTTCTCTTAATTTGAATTGTTGTTGCCATTTATTTTCTCCTAGTTAAATGTCTTTTATATTATATAAAGCTTTATTTAATATTAAAATGTGCCACCATCAATTGCTGTAATAGATGAAGCAACATCACTCGCTGGTGCTGCCTCCCAATTACCGCTAGAACCATCATAAACTAGAGTGTATCCATTTTGTTTTGAACTGGTATCAATACCACTCAAATTGTCAATGGTTGTGGACGTCGCCACTTGAGACTGAGTTGTTGAAGTTGTAACTACTCTAGTACTACCTGTCGATACGGATACCGAAACAGGGTTGCTTGTAGTGCTTACATTAACTGCCATTTATTCTCTCCTTAAGCTCTTGTAACATTTGGTGTTACTGTTACTAATCCTTCTAATACTCTTAATGTTTCCGAACTGGATGCTATCTCAATGTCGTAAACATATCTTCCTGATTTAATTGCAGCAGTTTGTGCTGCAGTTAACGATATTGTAATTTTACCTGTGGCATTAACCTGTGCTGTAGTAAAGTCAGTAGCTGTTGTAGACTCATACCCCTTCCTCATCTGAGCAGTTGTAGTATAACCCGTCAAATCCTTAGCAGTAGTGTCGTCATTAGTTAAATTAACGTCTAATGAAAAGGTTGTACCCTGATCTATTACTATATTTGAAATGGTTGCCATCAGTTATATCTCTAATTATCGTGTATAGTCTTATTTATAAATAAAAGTGATTACAATGAAAACTATTTTAACATTAAAATACGGTGACAAATACAGCGCAGACGCTGTTAATTCTATATACGAGCACACAGAAGGCCGGTATAATTATGTCTGTGTAACTGATGACCCTAAGGGCCTGCACCCTGATATAGGTATTTTGTATTTAGAACATGAACCAAACGGTAATATGGAAAAGTTAAAACTATTCCAACTGAAAGACATGGGTACTATTCTGTACTTAGATTTAGATATAAGAATACAAAAACCAATAGATCATTTGTTTGATTATTGTATTGATAATCCTGTTATAGTATATACATGGTGGAAAGACAAAGGCAATGAACAAATAAACATACACGACTTTCCATGGCAACCAGACTTTGTAGGTCCATTAAGTAATTATAATTCTAGTATTATGTTGTGGAAAGATGCAACGCATATATGGAAACATTATAACGAATATCCTGAGATGTATGATGTTCAATATCCATATGGCGATGATACATTTTTATATCATGAAGGATTTACATTTGAACATTTACCTAATGAAGAGGTATATGCTTTTAGAACGACAGGAAGAAAGTATAGGCCCGAATATACAATATGCTTATTAAATGGCTTAGATAAAAACCCGGAGATTGAGAAAGAATATGATGAACTTTGTATGCATCAAGTGGGGCACTAAATACGAACCACACTATGTAAACAACCTGTATCGTATGGTGCAGGAACACTATCACGACGACTTTACATTTACCTGTTTTACCGATGACCCTAAAGGATTAAATTGTGATACTAGAGATATACCTGACATAGATCCTTTACATCCTAAATATTGGTTTGGTAAAGAAAACTATTGCTGGGATAGATCTAAATTTCTAGTATTCAACTCACATAACTTTTTAGGTTATGAAGGTAAATGGTGTTACTTAGATTTAGATGTTATTATACAGAGTGATATAACAGACTTAAATGAATTGGCCTTAAAGCCTAGGATAATAGATGTAACTTGGGACAATCCTAAAAGAATACACGAAAGAAGATTTATAGAAATTAGAGGATCATTATATAACTCTAGTGTAATGTGTTGGAATAGAGAACAATGTGAACATATATTCTGGGAGGCAATGGACGAAGATCAACAGATATTTAGAACATTTTTTAAAGGTACTGATAACTATCACTTCTGGAGACAAAGAGAGTTTTGGAATAACATACCACACGCGTGGGTGTATAGTTATAACCGAGGTATGCAATGGCCTGATGATTTAGAGGCATATAAATATAGAGAAGAACCTAAGTTTTGTTTGTTCAATGTGGATTCAAACCCACCACCCAAATCGAAGAAACAAATTAAGATTGATGAATTAGAAAATGAGACACTTTTGAGAATATGGCATGGTAACAATTATAGCAAATCAGCTAGACAATAATTATAGTCAAAACCAAATAAATGCTTTTTATACGCAGTGCAAAAAACTGATAGAAAGGCCTTTTGACTTCTATGTCTTTATCAATAAAGAAGAAGAAAAACTACTAAAAGAAACTAAAAAGAAAGAAGGCTATATAGATTGTATTAACTTTCATGTTCCTAAGTATGGTGTTGATTGGTTAGAAATAGATATCATGCAACATACAAAACCTAATAGTACTTCATTGTTTATTACACCTAACACTATTATTAACAACATAGAGGACATAGAGACTTATAAGGCCAACAAGAAGATTAGACTTCAGGACGGTAACCTAGCATACTTTATTTTCCGAAACGATAAAGTAGAAAATATATTAGAAGAATGGGACGAATCTGAAGACAATCTATTATATGAATATGATATTTTTAGTGAGAAGTTTTTAATAGAGGAAGGTACTTTACCTTTCCTACAAGATAGTACAGCAACATACCCAGAAAAGATAGATGGAAATATAGTTGCATTGCCTTTTTGGTATGAGGATTTTACTGAAGAACAATTAGATATAATGTACAATAAAGAAACAGACTTATATCCATGGCTACCTGAGAGGATAGAAATAAATCCAATAGACGGTGAAGACTATTTAACATTAGAACAAATAGAAGATACATTTACAAAAGACTATATAGAAAAATCTAAAATAAAAAGAATACATTTTAAAGGTACGAATACAGATCCTACATTAAACCCTGAACTATTTGATATTGCCCACTTCTTTATGTCTAGGTGGGGCATAGGTGGTTGTGATATAACTACAAATGGCAAACACAATGAAACTATTTGGTGGAAGAACTTAGGTTTAATGTTTTTAGAAGCAGGCAATATTACATTTAATATTAATACAGGCAATCCAGATAGAAAAATATTACAAAATGCAGAAGCATTAATAGAATCTGGGTGTAGAGTGTTTTGGAATTATGTACATACAAATCAAATAGATTCAGACATACAAAAAGCTAAGAAGATATCAAAGCAATATAATTTTTATGGTTTTATATATGACAACCAAGTCCCTGAAACAAAAGAACCCATAAAGAAAAACATAAAACAAGAGATGCCAGACTATAAACTTATAGAACTAGAGACTCTACAGACACGAAAAAAAGACGACATATATAAAGAGAGAACAATAAAATTTTCACCACATGTTAAGTGCGAAGGTAAAGTTAATAATTCATTTTATTTAAACGCAACAGGTAATGTGTTTCCCTGTAAACATGTGGCTCTTAATTTAACTACTGCAAATAATTCTCCTGAACACAAGACAGAATTGTTGTATAGTTGGGATAAGAATAATATAAATGAACACACACTAGAAGAAATTTTTACAAATGACTTCTATAAAGGATACTTTAATAACCTATTAAAGTTAAATCCAGAAATAATACACAATGAACAAGGTGGAATATGTTAAAAGTAACAAACAAAAAATCAGTAATATTAGAGGGCACATTCGAAGACTACGATAACTATGTACCAATAATTAAAGAGTCAGAGTTTGCTGTACTCATTATAAGAGCAGATATTACAGACTTTGATTTTAAAACAATGCAAGTTACGGATGAACTTGCTAAAAATAAACTCCAATACGGTAAGGACTATGTCATATGCAGGTTAAGTTAATATGATAAACAATGAAATGATGGATTTAGACGATCTTATTTATTATGTAGGTAAGTGGCACAAAGATAGAAATTTAATTGAAGGTGCAAATGATAAAGATCAATTTTGTAAATTAATACAAGAATGTGGAGAACTATCTGATAACATCTGTAAAGGCAAAGATCTTAGAGATGATGTTGGAGATATAATGGTTGTACTAATTAACATTTGCGTACGAAATAATATAACACTTGAAGAATGTCTACAGGTTGCTTATGACGACATAAAAGATCGTAAAGGCAAAATGGTAGACGGAGTATTCATAAAGGCAAAGGATCATGAGAGTTAATGTAGTATGTTCAAAATGGGGCGACAGATATGGTCCTCATTTTGTGAACAAATTAAAAAATATGTCAAAGAGAAATTGTAATCCGAAACATGATTTCCATTTCTATTGTTATACAGATAACGCTGAAGGTTTTGATGATGATATAAAAGTCATTCCTTTTCCAGACATTCCTAACATACATCCTAAGTATTGGTTCCAAAAGGACGACTTTAAATATGGTATGGCAAGATGTTGGGATAGGCCTAAGACAATGGTATTCAATACGCATAACTTTGCTGAAGATAAACCCACAGGTCGTTTCATATTTTTTGATTTAGATGTTATTATACAAAATGACATAGAGCCTTTATTGACCTATAATATGGAAAGACCAACTAAGTTAAGAAGCTGGTGGCAAGACCCGCGCCCAATGAAGACGCGGAGATTTAAATTATCTCATGGAGCATATACTAATGGCAGTTGTCAAGTTTGGTCCGACGATCAAGCAGAATGTATATGGCATGATGTATTAGAGAATCAAGAAAAGATTTGGTTCACATATACAGACGGAACAGATAACTATCACTCATGGCGATGGGGTGATTGGGGCAAAAAATTATGGGATCACTTTCCTTCAGACTATGCGTACTCGTATAACCGAGGCCGTAGTTGGCAAGATGATGATTTAACCACAGAGATATATAGGGAAACACCTATTCTCTGTGTATTTAATATTGATCTACTACCACAACCAACACCAGATAGAGGCAAAGTAAAACAGAACGAACTAGTAGATCCGGAGTTATTAAAGCATTGGCAATGAACATTTATACAGTAAAATGGGGCAGTAAATATTCTGCCAATCATGTGAACAAGATATACGAATCCTGTCTGGAATCTATATCTCAAAGCTTTACATTTTACTGTTTAACAGAAAACGCAAAAGGAATTAATCCTGATGTTAATATAATTCCATTTCCTAAAGATAATAAGTTAGAGAAGTGGTGGAATAAGATGTACTTGTTTGATGATAATGTTGTAAGACAAAAAGGTGAGAACTTATTCTTTGACTTAGATATTATTATTCAAAAGAACATAGATGATATAGTAAACTTTGATCCTGAAGACTGTCTATGTTTTGGCCAAACACATTGGCATGATTTAGAAACACAAAAGAAAGAAACAGAACATGTTCCTCACAGATATACAGATTTAAATTCTAGTATATTAAGATGGAACGACAATTTAGATAAAGAGAATATTACTCTTTATTTTAAATCACACAAAGAAAAAATCTTATGGTACTATCGGGGATTAGATAACTTCTTTATGCACAAAGGTGTAGCAAGAATTAAATACTTTCCTTTAGGGTGGTTTTATAGTTATAACCAAGGCTATATATTTCCACATGATATAGAAAAACATGTATTCAGACAAATACCATATGTCTGTTTATTTGATTCAATGGGAAGAAAAGAAGATGTTAAATTTTAATTTTTTAAATAACTTACAACATTGGGGCGATGCTCTTGCTAAAGTAGAGCATGAGATGAAACATAAGCATGATGACTTTAGACAGGCATTAAATCCTAATACAATGGAAGCTGCTATATGGCTAGTTGAAGAACTTAAAAATAGTTTAGGCGACTATATGAAAGAGGAACAATTTAATGTTCTTGTATTAAACAGCTGGTTAGGCATTCCTTTAGTTCCTCTCTTATGTGAGAACTTATCCATAGGTGAAATGCACCTAGTTGACATCGATAAAGAAGCTTTAGAGCTCTCTAAGGTGTTTAATAAGCATTATATAGCAGAAGAATACATAAAAATAAATCACTGGAACATGGACATTCCATTCGCATTTGACGAACTAAATCAATTGAAGGTTGATGTAGTTATTACAATGGGAGCAGAGCAAATGTATCCATTGAAAGATTTAAAGACAGCAAACAAACATGCTATATTTGCTGTTCAAAACTCTAATGTAATAGAAGAGATGTATGGTATTAATTGTGTTGATAGTGAGAAAGCATTAATAGAAAATGCAGGACTAAAAGACACCACATACTCAGGTAAAACAAAACAGTTCTATTATGATTGGAACGGGAAGGTCTATTTTGATAGGTTCATGGCAATTGGCACGAAATAAAAGATTACAGAAAGCTTTACACGAAGCAACAGTAGATACCGCTATTGGAGCAATAATAATGTTTCCTTTAAGTGTGGGTATTATTAAGGCTTGCATTGACTACGCAGGCACCTCAGCTGAGATGGCTGCGTTTATAAATTTCTTAGGATTAACTGGTGTTGCTATTGTAAGAAAAGCACTTGTAAGACTTAGGTTTGAGAAAATATATAGAACCCATGATTCCAAAAAAGATGGGATATAAATTCAAAGGCCATAAAAGCTAATATTATTAGCGTCAAAGCTACAGCTGCTTTAAACATAAACATCAATATATCTGGTGCAAATTTAATTACAAAATATAATAATGTTATAAAGCCTATTACTTGTAATGTTCCTTCCATCATTAGTCGTTCCTTGCTCCTACACCCCAGTCAATTACAACAGGAAATCTAGGTACTCCGTCAGGGGATAATTCAAAGTATCTACATGTAACCCAAGTAGGTTTAACTTCCTGTTCCAATAAAGTTTTAAGTGTTGCTTGATTGCCTCTAACACCACTTTGAAATTGTCTGCCATCACCTAATTCTAGTTTAAAGTGTTTAGCATATCCCGCCCAATTACCTGAGCCTTCTAATACTTCTACAACATCAAACTCTTCTGTAATGAACTCTTTTCTTTTAAGTAAGTTCTTACTTCTTTTGTTGTCGTAAGGAGCATTGTTACGAACCATTTGGCCTTCATAACCATCTTCGTGATAACATGAATATAAAAAATCTAGTTCTTCTTGATTTTCAGCTATAGAAGTAACAACAGTAACTATTGGAAGTTCAAACTCTTGATCTTCTATAAACTTAATTCTAGCTAATGTATCTTCTGCTAAACCTCTGCCCCAGTAAGGACAATCATAAACATGATACTCAACAAGTTTTTGACATTCTGTTGCTTCTTCTGGAGTAGGTTTTACTTTCCTAACAAGACTTGTAATCTTGTTAAAGTCTTCTTTTAATTTGTGATTGTAAAGTTCACCATCTAAAATAGCATCAGGATATTCTACAAAGAACGCTTGTAGTTCAAAATGTATATGATCACAAGTTGTAATTGCTTTACCTGCTCTTGTGTAAAGTCCATCTTTTCTTGCAATACATCTAATACCATCTAACTTAGGTTGACTAATACCACTTGACTGTGGCCTTTTTGTATAGTCATGAGCTAACATTGGTTTGAACTTATCGTAAGTATCAACCTTTGAAATGTCTTCAAAGTATTCTTTTTCTACTTTCTTATCCCACATTGCCTGTGCTTCTTTTTGTGCTTGTTCAGCATCTGTAGTAGCATTTGCTTTGCCTGTGTTCTTGCCTGTAGCATCTTTCCAACCACTTGTAACTAGGTTGCCGTCTTTTATACCAGCAATAGTTCTAGTAGCATTCATTACGCCATTAGAATATTCAACTGTCAGTTCACGAATGTTTCCGTTCGTGTCTCTTTTGTAGAGTGTTGGTAAAGGAAATATCATTACGCTGCCTCCGCTATTTTTGCTAGTCTTTCGTCTCTGTAAGCCAGGGCGTCATCACCTAAGTAAATGTTACCGTCGTCTGCTCTGTAAAGAGTTTCAAGATTTGCACTCTGGTCCTTTTGTTTTTGTAAGAGTGAAAACTCTGCTTGTTCTAAAGTTATAGCACCAATTTGAACAAAGTCTAAAAGCATGTCTTGAAATGGAACTTCACCATTTGATTTCCATACTGTAAGCCCATCTACTTGAGCTGTGTCTTGGAATTTTGTTTCAATAGAATTATCATAAGAATAACCACTTGGTGATGTTCTTATTTGGTTTTTGTAAAGAACATTGCCTGTAAAAGTTTTGTTCTCATCATGGATGCTGGCCATACCCCATCTTTCTTTGTTAACAGTCTCGCCTGCTATTTTTACTGTGTCATCTAGTATCATAAAGTCCTCACTTTTTATTGTTTATGCTTACATTATGCACTCTTACGAACCATAAATCAAGCATTTTTTAGGGTTTTTTGAAATCTTTTTTCTAAGATCAAGGACTTAGGAGAAATCTAATGGATCTTCTCCTGAAATATCACTAATCATGTCCCTCCACATGTCGATATTAGGGATTACGAACCCTAATGTAAGCCTAGGTTCGTATGTTCCAGCACAATGATAGTAAACTTTATCAGGTTCTCTGCCCCTTCCAAAGTATCCTACTTTGCCACACCAGCCTCCTGGATCTAACATTTTAACGACTTCATGCGTGGCAGGATCTCTATAATTAAAGAACCCACCACCATTTTTTGTGTATGATAATAATATATTATATCCATGTGCGTTCCAGTTATTGTGCCAACCCATGAATCCGTTTTTAGGATAATACACATGGACGGCCTCGTTGCGAGCGCCTAACCATGAACACAATTCTGTAGACATTTCTAAATATTTCTCTTGAAATTCGCCTGGTAAATTACCACCCTTTAAATCATAACTGTATGATATTTCCGGATAGCCTATATGCTGTCCATCTTTTTTTACTATCTCTTCTAGATATTCATCTGAACAGGCATGTTCAATTGTATTTGTATTCTTTTCATTTTCTTTGGCTTTTTGATTCAGCCAATTAAGTTCTTGCCTGAAGAACCATTCAGTATAAGGCGTTAATATTTCTAAAACTTCGTCTGATATACTAATCCATCGCATTATTTTCTCTTTAAATGTATTTCATGTTCGGGTATAGTGTAATGCCAAAAAACAATCTCCTCATCTTCCAATTCACTATCTTTATAACCATTAACAAAATTCCATCTTACATGTAAATCATCTTTCCATTTTACTTTTGTATCGCCATACTCTAATAACTTCCACATAGTAAAGGTATCCCATTTTCTTACATCATCAGGATAATCACCTATGTCATTTACATACCCATGATCGTTATGAAGATTTTGTGCAATATATTCTCCATACCAATCTTCCATTAACTTAATTGTATGAGGATTATTCCTATATAAAAACCAACCACAATGTGCTGTCATTTCTTCTGTGTTAGATAACTTTGTTACTTTAGCATTATATGGCCTGATCTTTGTAAACAATAAATCTAAATCATCTGGTAGTTGTTCAAATACATTTTCTACATCTTCATGTTGGCATACCATATCAGCATCTAAATAACATGTTATTCCTTTGTATGGTGTGTTACCTAAAGCCCAAAGTTTAGCTCTAATATGTTTAGGCACTTCCCAATGTACTATATAATCTGCGTGATTCCAATCACTAGGTTTAATCCATTCTTCATGATCTACGAATACTGTTATGTGTGCTTCAGGCCAAAAGAGTTTTACAGACTCTGCACACTCTATTGCTGCTTTGTAGAACCTCTCTTTTAAAGATGCTACTATTATGAATCCGTTCTCAGGAAACTCTTCAGGATTCCTTTTGTTCATCCATTGTCTCCATTAATAATATAGTTGTATATGCTTGTACTTCCATAGGAGATTTGGCTTTACGAATTAATCTTTTTAATTTTATGTTGTCTGAATCTTTAACTGCATCTATTTCAAATGATTGTAACTTAGCGCCAAATAATTGTTCCTGTTTAGCTCTTACTACTTCTGTTTCTTTTCTTTCAAGTCTTTTCTTTATTTGTTCGTCTCTACGCTTAACACCTTCAGCGGTATTTTCGTCTAATACTTCTTCACCAAACTCTTCTAATACTGCTTTGTAATCTGGATTGGTTCCGTCTTTGTCTTGAATAGATGCAGTAGATTTTCTACCATCTGGATATTCAAGAGTAACGATCATATGTTTGGCCTCCTTATTAGACCAATAAGGATCTTTATATACGAAGTTTTTCTTTTTGGGTTCGTCTGGGACTGTTGTTATATTACTTGGGTCAATCTCTAGGACGACTTTATCGTTTGCCATACTATCTCCATAATGTAAACTTATTTATACTGCTAGTTAAGCAGTTCTAAGCCACAATTTTACCGTACTGACTGTTTCGTTTGAAGCTTGAATTGTGTCGCCTGAGTATGTTCCGGAATAATAGCCTGTATATGTTCCAGAGTATGTGCCTGCGTATGCTGAGGTTCCTGTGTAAGTACCTGTGTAATCTTTAGCGCCTGTATATGAACCTGCGTATGCTGAGGTTCCAGTATATGTTCCTGAATAGTTTTTAGCGCCTGTATAATATCCTGTGTAAGTACCTGTATAAGATCCTGTGTATGATGTTCCGGCATAGCCATCATAAGATGCTGCGTATGTTCCGGAGTAGTTGCCTGAATAAGCTCCTGAATAACCTGATGTTCCTGTGTAAGCTCCAGTATAGTTTTTAGCTCCTGTGTATGAGCCTGCGTACGCTGATGTTCCTGTGTAAGTCCCAGAATAGTTCTTAGCGCCTGTGTAGTTGCCTGTGTAACCTCCTGTATAGTTACCTGTGTAAGCTCCAGTATAGTTTGCTGCTGCTACTTCTTTCTTTGTGTCTATGAATGAGCCTTGATCAACCCATGTACCTGAACCAGGAGCACTTGCTTGTAATACATATTTCCCTTTACCACTAGAAATCATGTAATTTCTTAAGTTAGGAACCGTCTGTTCCATTTCTGCTACTGTCATTTCTTGTACGCCAGCGCCACCACCTGTTACTTTAAGTGGTTTGTAATCTGTAACTGCTGCAGTTGTTGCTGCTGTTTTTTGCCAAATCTTATATGCTGTTGTAGTGCCATCTACTTCTGTGTTGTTTAAAGTATATCTAGCAGTCCATGTTCCGCCTGAAGGAGAACCTGTTGCTAGTTTGTATTGGCCAATAGTGTAATCGCCTTGGGCACACAAATCATCTATTACTTTATCTAAAATATCTGAATCAAGTTCGCCGTCTGTAAACTCATTTATACCGACTGTGCCACTTGTTTCATATCCTAAAGGTCTGTTAGTTACGCTTTCTGATACCACCGTTTCTACTTGTTTCGCTGTGTAAGTAGTAACTGTAGAACTCGCACCATCTGTTGGGTGCGTTCCTACTGCGTCGTCTCTTACTGTATCTGTTGCTGTACCTATAGAAGTACCTGCCCCTGAAGCATCTGTTGTAACATTTAATTCTACAGTACCTGTTCCGTCTGTATTGTCTGCAATATCTTTTGTTAGAATTGCACTGTAATACCGTTCGATCTCTGTATCAGTCATTTCTTGTAACCCTTGAAGGTTACTAGAACTAACTGGATATGCTGATGCTTTAATTCTTAGAGGTCTCATTTCTTTTATTTCCTATTAGTTTACTCTTGTACCAGATGAGTTATAAATGATTACAGGACTTAACCTGTTCCATTTTGTTGCGCTTACTCCTATCAATTTTAATGAATGCCCAGGGGCCAAATCTACTGCTACGCCCGAACCGCCTGAATCTACTGTTTCTCCTGATATAGGATACACTTTTAGATTGACTGCGGTATCATTTAATATAAATGCTTCTAAGCCAGCTGCACAATCTGGAAGTGAAACTCCCTGGTTGGCTGTGGCCGTTGTAACTATATTATATGATTTAGTTAATGCTGTAGCTCCTGCTAGATCTGAACCTGCTGCTGAAACTGTAGCAGAAGTACTTAAAGTGGAAGAACCACCTATACTTAATGCTCCTGTTGTAGCAACGCTAGTAACACTTACAGTCGTTCCTGCAATAGTGCCAAATGTAGCATTGTTGCCTGATTCGTATTTGTCAGTATTAAGATTGGTAAAGTTAGCGTCAACCTCATTATTAGTAAGAGGACTACCTTTTGCTGATCTTAATGTAATAGTTGCCATTTTTCTTCCTATTTAATTTTGTTGACTAAAATTTCTAATGTTTTCTTTATTTCCACCAATTCAGTCTTTAAAGTATTTATATCATTTTCATACTCTACAACCTTAAGATTTGCAGATCTTTTGATTTTATATGCTTTTAAGGCTTCGTCGTTGGTATTAAGTAAAGCTTTTGAGTTACGATCCCTTACAAGATCTCTCTCTCCTTCAATATTTATAATGCCTGTGGGTATATTATTCATCTTAAACCTGTAATGCCATCGCTCTTAAGTCCTTAAAGAAAGGAACTTTAGAAGTTGTTGTACTTAAAGGCACAACCTTAACTGCAAATGTTTTGTAACCTGTATGGGTTACTGTACCTACAGTTGCTGTTGCTGTAGCTCCTGAGCCACTGCCTCCAGTTATGGTAATCGTTGGCGTTGATGTATATTCCCTACCAGGATTTGTTATTGTTATTCCGGAAACTTGATTGCTTCCGTTTATGCTGGCTATAGCTGCTGCGCCATAACCTCCACCTCCAGTTATTGCCACAGTTGGAACACTTGTATATCCCGAACCTGCTGCTGTAACTGAAGCACTAGCTACTGATTTTACATCATATTCAAATATGCCAGAGCCATTTAAGCCTGCTGCGTTAGAACCTTTACTAGGTAATCCATATTTGTATTCTGCATAATCTTCTGTTGATTCAAATGGGCTTGTTACTGATGATAATTCTACCCAGCTTAAATCGTCTTGGAAGTCTGCTTCATCTACGGAGTTCATCATCTTACCGTAAACTTTTAAACTTCCTTCTGTTGGGATAGCTGCATCTAAATATACTACTATATCCTCTGCGTCTTGGCCATCCTCAAGTATTACTCTCCTTGTTATATATCGAGAAGAAGCGTTACCTTGGAATCTCGTGTCTTCATTAGTAGAGTCATTATTTACACTATTAGCTATACACAAATAATCTATCTGTGCAAAGTCCATTGCTGGGCTAACATTTTCTTGTGAAGTTGTGAATGAAATATCTAACAACGAGGTCTTATCGTCTTCATAGCCTCCGTTGCCTGTTGTTTCTAATTCGTTTGATCTACTATATATTGTGTGTTCTTTTAATAGGTTGTTTGTTATATTAAAGTCTATATCTGTGTAAACTTCTGAAACACCTGTTTTAGAAACTGCATTTGCTGTTCCTGTTTCGTTTATTGCAACTTTAGCGCTTGCTATTGTTGCATCATTAGGCAACATAAGGCCTGAGTTAAGAGCAAGTTCATTAACTACTTTATTTGTAAATGAACCTATTGTTCCGTACCCTTGTGTGCTTCCAATAAGTTGTCCTGCTTTTAAAGGTATGCCGTCGTTTCCTCTTTGTAGTGTAATCTGTTCATCTAATGTGTTCCAATTTTCTACCAAACAATTTTGTAATTGTAATGTTCCTGTTGCTTGTGTTCCTGAGGATGCTGAAATTGCTATTG